GTGGATAACAACAGAGGTTTCGCTACCGGCTTCTCTGAAGCCGGAAGTGCGATCAGTACTGGAACGTCTACCGGAATAATGGTTGACGCTGTACATACTCGCACGCGAAGTTCCGAGAGATGGTTTGAGGGGGAGTTCTCCTCCTTCTACCCGCTTGGTTTTGATCCCAAGGACTACTTCGACAGGTTTAATGTCTTAGTAAATCCGAAGATCACTCCTAGCACTCTCTGGGAATTGGCACCTTGGTCCTGGCTAGTTGATTGGAACCTCCGAATAGGAGATTCCATCCGCGCGAATGAACTTAACGCGGACAACTTGCTGATCATGCACTACGGATACGCCATGGAGCGCACGGATTATTCATCCAACGCTTCCTGGAAGTACCGGTCAGGCCCGCCTGCCAGTTTCTCTCTGACTGGCCATCAACGCGATGGCTTTATTCAGAGTACAACTGTGTACAAGCGGCGTCTGCGTGCAAATCCGTATGGATTCAGGATTGGTGGTTTTGGCTCCCTTACACCGAGTCGAACTGCTATTCTTGGCGCGCTTGGGCTCACAAAGCTCAAGACTTGAGTCTCGAACGTCCGAAGACTATAAACCCTGACGCAACCAATCCAAGCAATACCAACCACAATGGAGGGCTACCATGCTCACTGATCCACAAGCTGTCACTGTTGGCGGTACGGCCATTTCACTTCCCCGAACGGGGATTGACCGTACTTCTGGAGACTTTACGTCTGCAGATGGGAACTCGCAGCTGCGAGTTGCCCAGACCATCAGTGCCACCACTCGAAGCACTGCCATCTCGCTCAAGACGAACAAGATTGCAGCCGACCCGGTTTCTGCGGTAAATAGCCGCAAGTCGTCCATCTGGACGATTACCAACCGGGCTCCCCTCGATGGCTTTACAGCCATCGAATTGCGGGATCAGCTCATTGGCCTTGCCAATGCGCTGACCGCTTCGACTGGAGCTCTTACCACCAAAGCACTGGCCGGTGAGAAGTGACCGAGACCTCGATTCTTATCGTTGTCTTCGGGACACTCTTCATCTGCCTGCTTTCCAGCTTCGCAATTGCGGTGCTGGCTGGTAGAGCCGCAACGAAGGCTTAGCTAAGCCTTCAAATCAGTAGTGTGTGTAGCTGGACTCGACCCTCGAAAGGGGCAAGATGAAAAGCCTACAAACACTCCACCAAACCGTCCTGATTAACTTAGGACGGCACTGCTCGATCGACATCACCCGCGATCTAACTACGACCGCGGCAAGGTGTCAAGATGAGGGCGATGGTTATCTCACCATCGTCCTGCCTAGCCTGGCGAAAGCTCTCGAAAGAGGTCTCGAAACAGGTGTTTGGCCGGCTCAAGACGTGCGTCCTACCTGGAAGCACGTCCAAGGGCTCCCCGCTTACTTGCGAGGTTTCCTTAGCCGTATCTTTGACGAGAAAAGTGGTTCTCTCTTGGCACAACCAGATGCAGAGTGCATCTGGGCAGTGAGGCAGTTTTGCTACCTCACTCACAAAGTCGAGCGCGACTGCTCTCCCGAAAGGGAGCGCGCCGCGTTCGATCAATTTGTTGCCACCGACAGAGAGCTTCTTGGGCTTCCCGGTCGCTTAGACCGGGGGAGGGTTGATACCTTCCGCAAAGTTTCCAAGAGGCTCTTCGGTAGAGTTTTCCAGGAGTGCGATCGTAAGATCGCCAACTGGGAGCTCATCCCGAAGCACGGACCTGGTGCTACAGCTGAGCGAATGTCCCAAAAGGACCGTCGCAGCTACTCCGAATGGCCCGACCGCCTTGAAACGGTCTTTCCATTTTGGAGGTACACCACGAACTCGGTTTACCCGGGTTCACCCGTGTCTGTCCACATGTCGGATGAACGACCCGTCAGGGTCGTCTCCGTGCCGAAAACCCAATCAACACCGCGCATCATCGCAATTGAG